AGAGTTGAGTGAGATCTTCTTAGCCATCTGGATATTGTTGCAACGGGCGATCTCTTTCTCCAGTGCCTTAGTAGGAGTTTTTTCATATTGTTGCTTTGCCTGAAGCATTCGCTTCTTGAAGATTACACGGTCACCATACATCTTCTCCATGAGTTCTGGCAAAAACCCCCGAATGTCTTTACGATACATAGCACCGTTTGCACACACAGCATTATCCTTATACAACTCAAAGTTTATTTCTTCATTAAGAATTCTATCCACTGTTGCTGTGGGATGTTTCTCCTCCAAAAGTGTCTCTGGTGAGATATTGTACTGCATAATAAGGTGAGGATACAGGCTGTTAAGGTCAAAACTGACAACCCAATCATACTTTCCTGGAATCGGTTCCTTGACATAAGCACCAGCGTACTTTTCGTTTTTGTCAGACCTAATCTTGGGAGGAATAACAATATCCCGTTTCTTCAGATAATTGTAGATGATGTTGTCCCACATACGGACCTGATAGAACACGTCTGCATAGTTGACCTTAGCATCATATGCCATGGTCAATGCAAGTTCAATCAACTTCATCTTGTCTTCCAAACGGTCAACAAGTTCTACGTCAACGATGTTATATTCAATAAACTTCTGCCAACCTTTAGTATAGAAATCTTTAAAGGTATCAAACTCAGAGTGGTCTAGTTTCTTTTGACCTAACTCCACCTCAGCTATGTAGTCAAGACGATATGATTCTTGTGCCTTGTATGTAAACTTCTTATACAAGTCAAGATAATCAAGTTGAGTAAGTCCACCAACGTCAAAACTAACTTGCTTTCTACCCTTCACATATATTTCATTCTCGGTTACAAGACCCCATGGAGAGAGACGTTTCATCAACTTCTCACCCAACACACGATTGAGTCGTTTACAGATGTACGGGATATCGAACAACTGAATATTCCAACCAGTGATGACATCAGGAACATCCTGCATCCAATAGTTGATAAAGTTACTCAGAAGTTCATGCTCCGTGGGGCAGTGATGATAAGTAACGTTCTTCTGCTTATTCAGGAAAGGTTTGACACCCCAAGTAATAATCTGCTTTGTAGTGTAATCTTGAATGGTGATAGCAAGAATTTCCTCCACTGCAGATTCAACATCAGGAAATCCTTGTTCAGCAGTGGTCTCAATATCAAGAGTCACCAATTTGATTTTACTAATATCAAACTTGATCTCATCCTCAGGATACTTCTCAGAGATGTATTGATAGATGTATCGATCATTGCCATAAATTTCAAATCCATCAACCTCATCATATTTCTTGTAGAACTCACGGCAGTCACGAACACTACCAGGTTTAATTGGTTCTACTGATTCTCCACTTAATGTTTTATGTTTGGATTCTTTCTTCGACTTGATGAAGAGGGTAGGAAGAAACTCATCCCTGTGCTCATATCTTTTTCCATTGTCAACTCCCCGAACGAGGAACTGATTGCCAATCAACTGAACATTAGTGTAGAAACGCATTACTTAGTAAGATCTTCGTATTTTTCAACTAGGGTGGGCATGGGTTCTGTGATCGTAAGGATCTTATCAGAACTAATCATAAAAACATCTTGACGGGACACAGAAATTAACCATGGTTCTAGTGTTCCGTCTTTTTGAAGAACAAATGGACTGGTCAACTTACAATCTGGTTGACCAATGTCTGCACCTACTTCATCAATCTGACTTATCAGAATCTGATTGTTCGTCAGTAGAATTGCTTTGATTATTTTTTCCATAGTTTACAATGTCCTCTACATACATTTCTTTTAGTTTAGCAACAGGATCTACAATGGTGATTACCCAATCAGTAGGAACTGGAATAGTTTCTTCTGAAGTCAGTGGAATCCATGGGAAAAGGGATACTTCAAATCCTGCTCTCTTTGTATTCCCATCTTGAAGATCCGGCATTTCATTAGGATCTCTCATCTTAATGACACATGGTCTATTAAGATAATATCCAACAACTCTACGGGAATCATCTTCACCATATGACATCTCCCTAACGTCGGCGATCATGTCCTCACCCGACTTCAAAAGCAAAAGTTTAATTGCCATAACTCAGTTTAACCTCCATACATTCTAGCAATAAAAAAGAGGGGAGTCAACCTGGATTTTGCCAGGAACTCCCCTTGCGGCGACGATATTCAATTATATTTAGAACCAATCCTTTCTCTTATGATGATCTGGGACGATTCTACCAAGTGTGATGCTCAGCAACCCATCCTCAAAGCTAACTGATCTAACTTCCGTCTCGTCACTGAGGGTCCATGATCTAGTGAAAGATCTTTGAGCCACTCCTCTATGGAC